AACAGCAGGTGCTTTCCAGGTAGCAAATTCTCTTTTCTTCATTACATAATACTTTCTATAAGAGCCAATCACATCACCAGGTATTTTACATTCATCTGGCATAGCAGGTGTTGGATCTGTTGCAATCTTATTTATAGGTATATTTTTCGGTGGTTGTCGTAATACTTCTTTGAGTTTACGTATAGTCATATGATCCTCTGTATGATTGTAACGCAATTTAAATTCATCATTAAGAGCAATCATATGTTTGTATAACCAATCATAATGAAATATATTTGACATTACCCATACCGTACTAGGATGACCTGTATGGCATGCTTTGTAAATTAAATCTTCTTTGTCTTCGTCTAGACGCCATCTTTGTATCTTATGACCGTTTTTAGTCCTGCCTGTATAGTGTTCGCCATCTAACATTCTATGTGCTGTAGATAACATCTGAGCAGACTCTATAATCATTTTACATACGTGCTTGTCACAAGACATTTTAGCAGCTATGTATGGGTTTTTGTCTAGATAAAATATATTCATGTTACCTCATTATATATGGACCAAACAAAATGGCAAGCAACAATGATGGTACAACTATAGACAATGGCCAAAACTCTAATAGTTCTTTCCATAATACCACTTCGTCTTGTTTCTTTTGTTTGTTCACTTCTTTTTTAATCTCTCTCATCAAGTTGTGAATAGGTTCACCTTTTTGAAAGTTAGGAAAACCCATGTTGTTTAATAAAGCAACTTGATTATAGACCTCTGATAGTGTCTTTTTCTTTAGTGTAATATTAATTGTTTTCATACGTATATATTATCACATCTGGCCTAAAAGGCAAGCTGTTAGTGTATATTTTTTTGATATAGGTCACTTCTATTGAATTTAGTACACAATTTGGTAAATATACCAAACCAGAAGTCTTTAGACCACTCTGTAGTAGCACCTTTGGTTGCCTCCACAGCGTTGTTTATAAGTCTTTCTTGTTTTTCTGGAGTGTTACTGATTCGTTCTATGTATTGTTTCATCATAATATAAATTATACCTCATTTATTTGCTTTTGTCAAGCCACTAGTTACCTGCATTAGCACCTTGTGTTATTATTGTTCGTACTACTGTAAAACCAGGATTATTCCAATCTAACGTTTTCTTACATTCTAGGTCGGTTACACAGGTTGTCTTCATGCACCCACTTAAAGTCACGAGCAATAATATTAAAGTACTAATTCTTATCATCTAAATTCACTATCTGATTCAACTTCAACTTAATCTCATCTGGATTATCGCCAAGGTCTTTTACCACATTCTTATATCTTTTTAAATTCTTATTTCTTTTCATCAATCTATTTAATTTTTGTTGTAAATCTTGTTTTTTAGCAGACTTCGTTAATTGTTTTTTTAATCTCCATTGTCTTAATGATATGTTGGCTGCTATCAATAATAATACTGCTAATGGATCAAATACAAATATTAATATGAGTATTACAATTCTAACTGCCTTATCAATATTATCTTTTGCACTTTCACCATATATTAACTCTGCAACATACTTGATAGGACCTACCTCTGCCTCTATCTTATCTTGTGCTAATGACAATGAAGCTTTTTTATCTGATAACTCTGCAATCTTATTACTTGCGTTTTCAATTGCATTGTTTAAAGCAGTTCTTTCTTCTTCTTGTTTTGCTCTTTCTTTTAGACCTCTAGTTACATATTCTTTATCAATATAAACCTCTAATGCTTTGTCTAATAGTGTTAATGTATTTTGTGATCTATCTATAATAGTTTGTTGTCTTGCAATCTGATCATTAATTTGTTCTAGTTTTATATTATTACCAGATGTAGGTTTAACTTGATCAAGGTGTGCCTTTGATAAGAAACCAAAGATACCCATAGAGGTAATAAAAACTAATACAATTATTGCTGTAAACAAGTATGTCTTTAACAATCTAGGTACATCACTTTGCCAATTATGGTATAACCATGAGGCTGCTACTAACTTACCTACTTCTAATGCTGTACCCATAGCAATAATTGGTACCACTGCACCAGCAAATAGTGTTGCAAGACCTATAATAGAATAACCAGCAGCTATTACAGATATAGATATTGCACTTAAAAAAGTTAGTATGATTAAAAACATATTAGTGTTTGTATTTTTCTCTTATCTTTTTGATGATTGATTTTACTTTCCAGAAATAGTCTTTATCACTGGCATATGAGTCAAGTGTTTCAACTAATTCTAAACTATCTGCACCTGTAGCTAATAGTTCTCTGTACTTCTCATAAGCATGGTGATTACTTAAAGTATTTATATAATGTAATACACTATCACACTCATGTTGAAATACCTTAACTCCCCATTTTTTAGGATTGTTTGAAGGCAACATATGTGGCTCTTTTAGATCATAAGTTCTAATACCAAATAGGTTTTTACCAACTCTGGCAAATCTACTGTTTCCCCAACCAGACTCTAGAGCCGCCTGTGCTAATAGTAAATCTTTATCTACCTTGTTAACTGTCTTCTCATAAAAATATATGTACTCAACACACTGATTAACATTGTCTATAAACTGTTGATTATTTGTATGTTCAAAATCAGGTTTTGTAGGTAATGAAGCGTTTGCCTGAATTTTATAATAGTGTACCGTGGTTACACAAAATAATACTATGACAACGAACATTAAAGTTCGTGCTACTGCTTTCATTGTTTTCATATTTTCCTCGCAACGTAATCGTATCCTGTCCACTCTTGTCCTTCTTCATCTATAAAAGCTGGTAATTTTGTTTGTGTTAATGATAAACCCTCTTTCATCTTAGCAACTTTAGAAAATATAACAGCAGCCTGTTTATCTGTAAAGTTATCGTAAACATCTTTAGCCCAATTGCCAGTATAATATACTTTAGATGTACCTGATCTGTTTGATGGTTTATGTAATTCTTGTAGTTGTATCAATGCCTCACCTATTCTGCCTTTAAGGTAAGGATCAAGTTCTTTCACTTTTCTTCTCATCATATTACTCATAATTATAAGTCCAATCCTACTTTGTTTAATTTACTTCGGTAACTATAAAATAAGGCGTTATGGTTACCAGTATCGCCCTCGTTGGCCATCTGGTGTAGATGAACCATTTCATGTGCTAACGTATTAGCAAATTCTTGTTTGTCTTCGTATGTCGGTAACATATGAAGCTCGTACTCTCTTGTACCTCGTCTTTCCCAATCATAAGTTATAACTTGACCAAGTGTTCTATTTCTCATCTGTTTAATATATACTTTATTAAACGGCGACAATTTGTTATCAAATACTAGTTCATTAATCATAGAAAAATATCTTTTTATATCAATATATTTTGTTTTATATTTTCGTTTAGATGATTTTTGGGTAAGGTCAGCCTTCAATAGCTTCTTTGTCTTCGTGTATTTTGTTGATCTTCTTAACAATTGTTTTTTCTCCTAATTTTAAGTTAATCATTATATACAATCTTTGTCAACGGCTTTAGTATCTTCAAGCAACTTGCATTTATATTCAAGGTCTGCTTTCAATCTCAACTCTGTCATAACAGAATCAAGTATGTATGGTAAATGTTTTTCTAAAATAGAAACCATTTCCAAAGCGTAAAGGTGTCCAAGTTTAGATAGTTCACCCTCCATAATAGACTTGTGATCTATCTCATTGTTCTTAATAGTCTCTGATATAACATGGCCAATAACTGCCTCGTTATAATCATTTGCTTTAACTGAATTAGCAAAGGCGTTTAAACCTAACCAAAGTACAGCTAAAAATAATATCAATTTCTTCATAATGTAATATACCTTTCTTTTTATATATTTAGGATACCACAACCTGACATAAAAGTCAAGCAGAAAAAAAATTTAAAAGCGTTGATTTATAAGGGTTTTTCAAGGGTACGTTGTGTCGCACCCTTAAAAATGTGAGGTTTTAAGACAATAATTCTTTTAGAATCGATTTACCGTCTGATTTTACAAAGTCGTTAGTCCAATTAAACGCCTCTTTTACTACAGCCGCCGTTAGACCTTTGTACATGTTGTTTATTTTTTTGTCTTTTATACCAATTAATACATCGGCGTCTTTTTCATGTAAAGACTCTAATAGACCAAGAAACATTTTCTCTCTGGTCATTTGTTTAGTTGCTTCATCAGCACCTTTAACAAATCTCCATAGTTTCTTACTTGCATAAAACAGACTTGTATGCTCTGTACCTGCTGGAGCTTCATTTCTAATAAATGGTGGTGTACCATCTGGTAATGCAAACTCTATTTTAGGATCAAATGCAGCCTTAAGCAACTGTCTCATTGCTTGAGTGTCATGTTTTTTTAAGATTGCTATCTTCTTTGGTTTATCTTTAGCATTATTAATCTGTGTAAAGATTTCGTGTACAGTAGGTTCTGTTGACCCACTGGTTCTGTTAGCGGCCATCATTGCCGCTGATTGTTTTACTATAGCCATAATTTATTCTCCATATATGTGTTAGAAGTCATTCACTTGTTCAATTAATGTCTTCATTTTATTTTCTATAAAGAAATTTAACAGGAGCGACCTGTCTTTTACTTTATAGTTCTTGTATGTATTTATAATACTTTTTTCTATGTCATCTGGTATTTGAGATAGATCAATCAAAGTCTTATTTCTTTGATAGTTCTCTTTGATATTAGTTTCTATTGTGGCATTTCTTTCAATATTTTTAAATTCTTCTAGTCTTTTCTTGTTGATAGGTTTCTGTCTGGCTCCCTCTTGTAGAAAGATATCATCTGGACTTAATATGTTTGGTACACCATCTGATCTATCACCTTTAATAATTTGTTCGTGTAAGAATTGTATAGGGTCTTCTTGTTCACCGATATACCCTTTTAGTATAGGAGAAAATTGGTACACATCTCCGTAGTGATGTAGTTGAATAAAATCTTTGTCACCAGATACAATCAGGTACTTATCTTCTTCTCTCTGTTTAATAAGAGTAGCAATAATATCATCAGCTTCAGCATTTTCTACATGCATAACTGCATATGGAAAGTTATCAACAAGTTCTTTTTTGATCTCTGCCATTATAGCAAAGATATTATCCCAATCTGTATCTGAATCAGTTCTACCTTTTCGTCTACCATGTTTGTAATTAGGAAATACTTTTCTTCTCCATGGATTGGCAGCGTCTGAACACAATACCATTTTACCATACTCGTCTCTAAATTTTAGATTAAAACCACGTAATGAGTTTAATACCATACTTCTCACCATTTCCATGTTAGGTTTGACCTCTGCTTTTCCTCTGGTCTGCACCATTAAGTTAGATATTAATACTTGATTTAAATCTACTAGAATCATTCGTAATCACTCCAATGTTTTTCTTTGATTGTTTTACCTTTTTCTTTTGCTCTTAATCTTTCTTTTAATACTTTAATTCTGTATTTGATACCATCAATAGTGGTGTACATCCAGCCACAATCATGTGGTTCAATTTGTTTTTTAAACCATTTGTTGGTCTCTTGTAATGTCTCAATTTGTTTTTTTAGTTGTGCTTTACTTGACATAAATCTCCGTTGGTTTGTGTAGGTGGCGATTTCTCGCCACCATACTAACTATACTAGTTTTTGTAAGCGAATGGAGTTCCATAAAGTTTAGTAATACCAGCAGCTATAATAGCTCTAGTAGGCATACCAACTCTGTATGAAGTACCTTTTGCTGTTTTGTTGATATAGATCATATTACCTTGTGATCTTAATTTATCAACCATCGCTCTTGGCGATTTAAGGTCAAACTTGTTTCTTAGCGTTGTCCAAGATACAGATTCGCCTTTGTTCAAAAGATTTAATACCTTTTGAGTTTTGCTTAAAGATTTTCTACCTCTAAGCGCATTTTTAATAGATTTAAACATTGTTTAAGTCTCCTTTATTATTATTAATTGCTATTTTACAACCTGCTGAGGCGATTACCGGAGTAATTCTGTAAATTCTATTTGTCATCATCGTTACCTAAATCACTATCTGATTCAAAAATACTAGAACCATTTGATAGGTCATCTAGTTCAGTTTTAAGTTCTTTGTTAAATGGTTTAGTTGGTTTGCCTGATTCCATAACTCTACTGTAGTCTATGGTGGCTGATCTATGACCATTTTTCATTTGTTTAACATCAACAATCTTATCAATCAACGTATGTGAAGTATGTCTCATACCAAAGTCTCTGTATATTAATCCTCTCATAGCGTCAACAACCATAGCTAAATCTTTTGTAAATGTAATTTTATCTGTTTTGATTGCTAGGTCTAAAAAACTGTTTATTAAATTCATAACTATATCGTCTACTTGGTGTTCAATAAATTGTTTTGTTTGTTTCTGTTTTAACTGTTCGTTAATCTTATTCTGTGCCTGTTGATTTTCAGTACTGTTATTTCTTACAATTTTATTTGTAGGAAACTGTATTACATTATCGTTATCAGCCATTGTCAATTACTTCGCCTTGAAAGTTTATCATACCTTTTTCAACAAAGTATTCTACCATCTGGTTGTAACCACCAACTAACTCATCGTCAATCTTAACTTGTGGCATAGACATAACTTTTTTACCTATGTCTTCAATTAGTTTACTAGGATCAGAACCAAAGTCTTTCTCTAAAGACTTTTCTGTGTATTCAAG